AATAGCAGCAACAACAGAAGTAATGGATGTTGCATTCGTCACCCTTGCGTTGAAGGAATCGAACCATGCATTCATCCGGGCGAACGCTCCCCCTGACTTCAGGAACAGACTGTTCTCCAGGTGACCGGCCAGCTGAGAGATGTTGTCCTTCAGGGTGGTGAACAGACCATGCACCGTGAGCGACTGCCGGTAGGCGGCATTCATGAACCCTGGTGTGTTCTCGATGTAGTCGTTCAGAGCCTTGAGTGCTGTCTGCACGGGAATGCCGAGATTGCCCACATGGTGCATCTGGTCTGCTGTGAGACCGAGCTCCTGTGTGAGCGCTGCGAAGATTGGGAGTCCGTCACGGGCCAGCTGGTTCACTGTCTGCCCCGTCAGATGACCCTGGTAGGCCATGTGCTGGAGAGCGACAGCTACGCGGTTGAGTGCTCCTGGCGATGTACGACCTGTAGCAGATAGAGCATCAACGATAGAGTGCAACGTCGTGTTGACTGTCTCCGCGCTGATGCCGGCTGTGCGCATCCCCAGGTACATCTGCCGGAATGCGATGGTGACGTCCTTGAACTGGAACGGTGTGTGCTTGGTGAAGTTGAACAGGTAGTCAAGCTCATCCTGTACGTTGCCGATGTCACCGGCCACCGGCTGTAGAGCGACCCTTGCGCTCTGCATCGCACTGTTGAAGTCATAGCCCCATTTGACTGCGGCGATGCCTGAGGCTACGATCGCAAGCGTAGCACCGTACATCAAGCGTCTCATCGTGAAGAGAGCCTGGTTCATGATGTAGCCGCGACGGGCTGTGCCCGCCATGGCTAGCCCTGCCTCTTCTGATGCAACACCAAGCTGCCGGACGGAGGCGGCGGATTCCTCCGTCCCTGCAATGAAGGCAGCCTGGCCTTGCAGCCTGAGGAATACGAGGATCTCTTCTTCGGTCATCCGCCGAAGACCCTCCCCACAGCGTTGGCGATCATCGTAGCACGATCGAGATCCCTCTGACGTTGAAGCTCCGTAGCAGCCCTACTGATCAATGCGATCCTATCACGCTCTTCAGCGTTCTTGGTCATAAGGAATCTTCTGGCTGCATCGTACCCCAACATGAGAGCTATTTCCGCTGCTACTCCAATCTCGTCGTGCTCTAGAAGTTTCCCCCGTACATCTCCTCAGAGATGTTCGTGGTTGTGTCGGTCATCCACCTGTTCAAGAACATGTTGTGCTGGCTGATCGCTACGTCGTTGTTCGCGAACAGACCGAACACCACGTCTCGTGCGCGATCAGGGTTGTCGATGCGATCGGCGAAGCCAAGAGCTTCAGCAAGATCGCTACTGAAGCCGAGGACCGCGTTGCCGTTGATCGTCAGAGGGGCAGGTGCGGATCCGTCGCCCTTGTCGATGAACAGGCCGGTACAGGCAGCGATGATGGTATCCACTGCCGCATTGATGGCACGGTCCCACCGCTGCTTGAACTCACGGCGAACCTTGTTGCCCAGACGTTCGATCTCCTGACCGTCGAGCAGCCGGTACTGAATGAGCAGGATCGGCGGAGACTTGTCATACCCGGGAACCGGGATGAAGGTGGTCTTGGTGTCAGCAAGATCCCTTCTCTTCGCCGCCAGTTGCTCAAGCAGATTCTCCGGCTGCTCGTCGGTCTGGACGATGGGCTGTACTGCGTCTTCGTCAAGCATGTGCGCTCCCTCCTCACCAACCCCTTACGAGGTTGGGTAACCTTCTACGACCATCTCGAGTTCGATGAGCCCGGCCGCGTTGCCTTCGGAGTCGACCTCCGGGGCGGTGACGCGATCGAGGACACCCTTGTACACGATGGGGCGTCCGTAGACGTTCCCATCAATGTCGAGCGGCTGCTTGGAGATGACCATGTCGGACTTGCCGACAGAGTCAAGCAGCTGGCCGACGACATCGTGGTCACGCCCGAGACGGTACAGCCGTGAGACCACGACGTTCGCAGTCACCCGCTGCCCTCCGAGCGAAACCGGCGGTGCCATGCCGCCTGGCCGGTACGACGTGGCCGACGAAGAGAGACCGCCACCGGTCAACTTGTCGAACACGCCGTAGTTGAGCATGTTGCCGTTCGTCGGATGTGCGATCTGCACACTGACGGAGTACGTGTCTTGACGTGTAGGTCCACCAGACATTACGACACATCCGATGTGATCGGAACATTCACGATCTGGATCGTGACGAGCTCCGCATCTGGTGATGGGCGAACGGTCACATTCGCGCGGAGCTCGTTACCCGCGAGGACCGTTGGAGTGTTGACCGAAGCGCCAACGTCGACGGCGAAGGCATCGGAGGCGACGAGACCATAGATCTGCCCCGACTCCCAGTCAGCCTGGCACAGAGCCGTCAGAGCACCGCCATAGGCGGAGATGAGATGGCCCTGCCCATCGATGGGCTTGAACACGAACTGCTCGCCCACGTTGAAGCAACGAGCTACCAGGCCCATCAGGTAGCGCGAGATGCTGAGGTCGAGCAGGTTGGGCTGGCTGATCGGATCGGCCAGCGACCTCCATCCGTAGATACGGATGCCGATGTTCATGTTGCGGATGACGTTGACGCCAGCCGTGTTCAGCTGGTCCCTCGTCGTGGCGTCGATGCCAGCCTGGGACAGAGCGACTGCGAATCCCGACTGTCCAAGCTCACCCGCTGCGGGAGTGTCCGGCCCGTAGAGAGCGTCGACGATTGCCGTGCGACCAGCCACAAGTGCGCTGGGAGGAACGGTGCGGAACGTACCCGCGATGACGCCAGGCACGATGACCCATGGCCAGAAGCCTCCGCCATACGCACCGTTCCCGGTGGTCTTGGCATTGGTGGCCGATGTGATCAGCGTTGCCGCCGTCGGCGTGTCGGGGTAGTCCAGAATGCCGATGCGGTTCATGTTGCGAGCATGATCGAGCAGCTGCGTATGCCCCACATCCGTCGTGCGACCCGGAGCCGAGACATTGCCCGGTCCCAAATCCTTGCCCATCAGGTTCAGCGACGCGAGCCACTGAGTGTCCGTGATGTTGTTGCGGTCGTCAGCACCGCCCGTGAGGGCAGCCGCCGCCACCACGACAGGAACCAGAGCAGTGGCGCCAAGAGTGATGGCGACATAGCTACTTCCTGCCGACCACGTAATGGCATCCTGCTGCGTCACGCAGTTCGGTGACGCTTCGAGAAGGACATTGTTGGAGTCGAAGACCTGAATGACGAACGTGCCGCCAACAGATCCTGCTGCAACACCGACCTTCAGGCTGTTTCCGGCGTTGGGAGCGGAACCTGCACCCGGTCCCAGAGCCTTGACAACCAGCGAGATGCCTGCACCCGAGTCCAGAAGGTTCTTGGATGCTGTGACGGCCGCAGGTCCCACAACCCTGGTCACCCACGCCGACGATCCGCCCTCCCGGAAGAAGACCTCCATCGCGTCGTAGAGAACAGAGAATGCGACACGAGTACCGAACAGGCGGATGAAGTCATCCATCGACCTGATCAGCGTCGGGGTCAGAGGTCCGGCATCGGTCTGCCCAACCACGAACCACGCACCCGTATCCGTCGGGGACGAGCGGGGTGGCGGAGACGTCTTGACGAGGACCTGTGTTCCAGGCCTGAGTGCCATTTACGCCTCCTCTCCTTGCGCTTGCGTCTTCGCCTCTTGGCGCTTGACGCGGTTGCTTGCGAGCTTCGCTTCGTGCTCGCCTTTCTCATCGATCCCGATGAGGGCACCACGTGCGAGAAGATCCTCGTTGTGATCTTCCCGTACCTGATCCTCGTCGAGCTCGACAGTCTCGCCGGGAGCAATCATCCGCCCGTCGGCGAGGTCCTCCGCGTGGTTGCCCACGTTCTTGTATTCCATCCGTCTACTCCTCTACTTGGACGGTGGCGGTGACGACATCAGCCGTCGGCCAATCGCTTCCCGGCTGTTCAACCGGGTCTGGATCAGGCGGTGGTCCGCCGAACACAGCAGGACCGCCGTACCTGTTCACTACTCCGTCAACTTCAACTTCAAAGACAACCTGGCCCGCACCGATGGTCTGGTCATCCGTGAAGTTGAAGTCATCGTCGTAGCTTTCATCAAGCCAGGTTGAACCGTCAGCGAACCCTCCCAGACTCTGCTTCTGAAGCATGATCGTGCGACAGATCGCTGTGTACGTCCTGACAAGACGCTTGGTAGATGGCCGATCACTTCCGACCACAAAGACTCCTACGCCCAGGTGGAAGAATGCACGGAAGGAGCCGTCACCTTCCTGCGCAGGCTTCTTGCCCGATAGACCTGGGCTGATGGCGACGATAGCAGGAAGGAGATCAGCATTGCTGCGATCGATCCTGTCTGCCGTGAGGAATGACTTTGGTGCAGGAAGAGATCCCACTGGGAAGAGATCAGGGTGCTGAATCTCGAGCTCCTTGACGTACACAGGGAACCATGCCTCGATCGTATCAAGACATGCCTTCTCGAGATCGTCAGCGATCTTGATTGCTGAGAAGATGTCCGTCATCCTGCCCTCCAGGCAGCCATCAGATACTCACGGATGACTCCGCGCATCGCGGTGCGGTCTGCAACGGTGAACTTGATGAAGGGGCGGTTGCGTTGCGACGGGGCAGCCTGGGGCAAGCTGGAGCCCACGACGAGGCTCGCAGGACTTACCTCCAGGACCTGCCCCGGTGCGCCAGGCTCGGTCACGGAGCGGCGCAAAGCAAGAGTCATGTGGTTGATGCGAGGATCCTGTCCGTTCCGGATCTTGCGAGCCAGCCAGTCAGGAGAGTCCTGTTTCCAGGAGCCACCGCCACGACGACCCTGAGAGTTGAAGACAGTCTTCTCGATGCTGAAGATCAACTGTGCGACAGACTCCATCGCAGGAGCAGCGTCGGCAGCAGCCTGCCCCAAGCGTGTGAACTTGGTGGAGACCTGCTTGACGCCCATCGCCTTGATGAAGAATTCCACCTTACCAGCGCCCCAGATACCAGTTGTTGGGCTGAGGGAAGGCATAGCTGGCGCGCGTGGCTGGGTTGGTATCTACCACACTGGTATCCCCCGCCTCTGCTGAGGACACGGCGCTCTGAAGAGCGGCCAACGCTGACTCGTACTCAGCTTTGAGCTGGTCATAGATACTGCGGGATGTGTTGACCTGATCAGGGAAGAAGTCAAGCTCGATCTGCATCGCTGCCCGGATGGCCACCACGTTGGAGGCATCGTTGATCAGGAAGTCAGGAACGACATCACCGACTACATCAGCAACTTCCGTGATGACGTCTGATGTGATCGCCTGAGCCTGCGAGTCAGTAGGCAGTGTGTCGGGTGTGAAGCTACCGATCACATTGCCGTACTTGTCCCTCGTGCGCGACAGGATCTTCCGGGCGACCTGATCAACAGTTGGCTCATACGCCAGCATCGTTCCGTTGTACTGCGGCACAGTGGGCTGCCCTGTGGCGCCCAGAGAGTCTGTGAAGGTGATTCTGTACCAACCATAGGCAAGCGTCGCATTGTCCGTAGTGAAGTTGCGCGCCTGCGGATCAGTAGCGTCTGTGTCAAGCGGTGAGAGGGGCTGCGTGTCGATCAGCGTCCAAGGACCAGCGCTGGCCGGTGCCTCCTCGATCATGGCATTGGTCCACTTGACTCCGTCGAAGCGAGCAGACGGCCTGTAGTTCTCAAACGTAACAACCGTCACAGTACCCTCCCCGTGTTCTGTCGCTTGACGAAACCAGAGCCCATCTTGTCAACTTGTCCTGTCCTGATCACCGGCAGTAATGTTAGCGTATCGAGAGTTCTCGCAGCGACGTCCAGTCCCGTAGCGGCTTCCTGGTCCGATAGCACAGCAGCCAGGATGCGCTGATCAGCTGTGAGGCCGAGATCAGCCACCGAGAGGATCAGACGGCCAAGGGCATCTGTACCCTGCCCTGAGTCAGCAAGGACATACACAACCTTGGGGTCTGCGAACTCTGAATCAGAGCCGTTCTCGGTCACAGTTGCTCTGGCGATGACCAGTCCTACTTCGGTGATTGTTCCGAGATCAGCAGAGCTGACAGAAGCCTTGACTGTCGGTGTCTCTGTGGTCGTGCCGTTCGCATCAGAGGAGGAGAACACAGCATGAACCGTTGCTGTCTCAACATCTGACTCAGAGTCTGAAGCAGGAATGAGTGCCGTCTCAGTTGCCGACTCTGTGTCTGTTCCTGAGTCAGAACCAGCAGGGCTACCCGGAGCAGAGGCATTGCCCGAGTCTGCACCCGCACCGACGTCGGCGTCTCCGATCTTAGCGACCAAAGAGATCGACTCAACATCTGACCCAGCATCAGTGACAAGCTGACCAATGGCTGCAATCTCAGTGGTTGTTCCGTTGATGTCAGTGCCGCTCAGTGCTGCATGCAGAGATGGGGTTTCACTGTCACTGCCTGCTTCGGTGACGATCTGTGAGATCGCACCAACTTCTGAATCAGAACCGGCATCGGTGACTGTTGTCTTGTTGACCAGAGACGGAGTATCAACGCCGGATCCTAGATCAGAGCCAGGGATCGTGACGACGGGATTCGGAGTCTCAGCCACAGTGCCGGCATCCGTGATGCTCTCAACAGCAACAAGACTCTGCGCTTCAGAATCAGATCCTGAGTCAGACCCGGAGATAGGAACGGTGACAGCAGGTGTTTCCGTCGTTGTCCCATTGGCGTCTGTGGCTGTGTAGACAGCTTTCTCTACAGGGGTCTCAGCTGATGTACCAGCCTCGGCGATACTTTCTGCCGCGACTAGGGATGTTGTCTCAGAATCTGTCCCTGAATCAGTAGAGGGGATCGCGAAGGTGACAGCCACAGATTCAGTTGTTGTGCTGTTCGCATCCGTATCCGTGTATGCAGCATGCTCGGACGGTGTTTCAGTTGTTGCCCCGTTGGCGTCTGTTCCGGCAGCCTGATAGACGAGAGCAGGCGTTTCCGTCGTTGTGCTGTTCGCATCCGTAACAGGCAGCGCTGCGACGAGGCTGGGAGCTTCTGTCGTCGTGCTGTTTGCATCTGTATCAGAGACAGGCGTACCACTAGGGGCGGCACTGGAGATACTGAACCAGGCAACCTCCTGGATGTCACGACGACGGATGAACCGACGGCGAACCTGCTCCTGAGAGAGCCCACGACCAACTGCAATGTCGCGGACCTGCTCTCCTGATAGACCGCGAGGCATTAGTTCAGAGCTTCAACCAGGAAGATGTGGCCCTGGATCGAGTAGGCAGTCGCCAGCGACCACTTACCCGTGAGAGACCAGAACTGATCTACCGTCATGTCGACCGTGACTGCTGCTGGAGTGGCAGAGCCAGCAGAGCCCAAGTAGCCAGCGGTCTGGTTGGCAATGGTCAACGCCTGCGCCGCAGAGGTAGCGTCGCCTTGAGCGAACACAGTTCCTGTTGAGCTGACTGAACGTACTACAGCCGAGCCCTCACAGAACCACTGCGTCGCGGTCTGGATCGTTGTGTCCATCGTGATCGCACCCGATACGCACCACGTCGTTGTCGGGATCACATTCGTGAGCGCCGAGCCGACCTTGAACGTCAGCGTAGCTGCTGTGGTCAACGTCGTCTGACGACCGCGTGCCTTCCAGTGAAGTGTGCGACCAGGAAGACCACCAGGCATGAGATAGTTCGCAGGGATCTTCAGCGCTGGGAACAGGAACGCCTCCGTCGAGCTCGACGCGATCGCTGTGCCGTCAACAATCACTGACGACAAGAGCTCCTCGTAGCCCAGTCCTGCCTTCAGCATGGCGATCCTGCCGTCTGCAGCGAGACGTGACTTCTCGAGATTCTCTACGATCTTGTCCGGCAGAAGAGACAACAAAGTTCCGTATCTCTCCATCTCGATCACCGGGCCGGGTAGATCCTCTTCCATGACCCAATTGCAGAGGACATGACGCTCTCCGCGATCAGGGATGCGAGAGACCAGTGCATCCCAGTGCTTGCGTAGTGGATCGATTCTCATCTGCCCTCCTAGAAAGGTCCGAAGTGACGTGCAGGAATTTCATTGCGTGGCGTAAGAAGTGGTGCTGCTGCTCCGACCCTCGTCGGGACTTTGAATGTTGCGATCATCGAGGTCCAGTTGAGCGGAGAGATCGTGTCAGCGAGGTCAAGCGCGGTCGTCGCGTCCGTCTCCTGGTAAAACAGCGCCGAGCGACCTGTCGTGTTCGCTTCCTCCAGTTTCTCCCACGGCGACGCTGCTCCCCATGTGTAGCCTGAGTCACCTGTGGTGAAGCCAACAGCAACCTCGTCTACCTGGCCTAGAGAGCCTGTCGCGCCGGAGTCGGCAACTGTCGGGTTGTTACCCTGCACTCCGACGGTCTGATCAAGCGCAGCTGCAAACGCAGTACCGGCGGAGACATCAAGGAACACGCCACGGTTAGATCCGGCTCCGGCGTTCTGCACGCAAACGATAGACAATGTGGCTGTCGTCGCGGCGAAGCAGTACCAGAGGATTCCGCAATGACCATCCGTCGTCTGGTTGACGCCGATCGCCTTGGACCAGGTGTTGATGCCATCACTCGGTGGTGTGGCTCCGGCGTGCGTACCCGCAAGACGCTGCCCTATCACGAGCAGATCTCCGGCCGTCACCAACTTGGTGAGCGTCTGGGGGTTGTTGCCTGCGTCGTAGCCATCGTGTGCAACCGCGAGACCATAGTTGACAAGCCAGGAGTAGCCCTGGGTGCCCCCGATATCCGACCAGGTCGGCGTCCCGGGATTCCCCGTCGACGCGTATGTGACGCCGGACGCGATCCAGCCATCGGCAGGATCAATCGAGAAGTCCCAGACAACTTGGAAACGGGCATCGCCGCCGGTCTGGGTGCCCCACCACAGGCCAACCCAGTACTTCGTGTTCGGAGCTAGCGTCGGCGGGACAGACCAGGGGAACAGGATCCACTGCGCTGCTGCTGTGGTGTTGTCTACTACGACCTGATCGGAGGTTCCGACAACCGTCGTCGCTGGTGTCGTCCCGGCTCCTCCGTCGGCGAAGATGACCATGCGGACAGCATTGCTTCTTGCGCCCGTGCTAGACAAGGAGTCGAACCAGGCACGGCTGTTGCGGACGATCCCTCCGGCTGCGTCCGTCTGGAACCAGCCAGTGACGAGGATCCTGTCGGGCAGATTGTTGTCGACATGGGAAGCGACGGATGGGTAGCCAAGAGCAGGCATCAGCGAATCTCCGAACCTATCAAGCCACGAGACAGTCCGATGTAGACAGCATGAGCACGGTTGCGTGCACCGAGGATAGCCAAAATGTGTTTGACGTGCGACTTCACGGTTTCTTCGGTGATGAACAACTCTCTACCGATCTCATCGTTCTGCTTGCCCTCGCCTACTGCAAGAAGGACCTGTGCTTCCCTGTCCGTCAGATCATGCCTAGTTGCGCGCTTCCGGAGCATCGGGTGAAAGTCTGCATCCATCTCATCTCTGTAGCTGAACCCGACCCTCTTCATGCCGCTGCCTTATCTGCCTCAAAGAGAGCTTTGACGCGTAGATAGTTAACACGGCTGGGAGACACACCGAGAACTACCTCGGCATCTTCCCGATCAAGGACCAGAGCCATCATCCACCGCTGTGGCATCTTGGTCAGTGTTTCCAACTTCTCCTTGAACAGCAGCCTGGTAACTGGATCGATTTGTCTCGTGCCTGTCGCCGGTATCTCATCAGCCAGCGTGTCTGAGTCAGGGCTATCGCTGATCAGTTCATCCAGCGAGAAGACGTTGGTGATCCAGCCCATTGGCTTGTAATTAGGATAGAGCCTAGGACTCTTGAGCTCGTCCTGTCTCTTCAGATTGCGACCCTCATCACGGGCAGCGTACACTGCCTTGTCTAACAGCAGTTGCTTGCACATGTGCCTCGGAAGCGACAGATCAACCTTCTGTGCTGCGATCCAGGCGGCCAGAATTGCTTCTGCCACAACATCTTCACGATGCCTCTCTGGATATGCGTATGCAGCTCTTTTAACGACAGAGCGAATCTTCGGCAAGAGCTCTTCGAAGAACGCTGTCTGCTCGTCTGTGATCATGAGGCAAGAAAGGGACGGCCCATAGACTGCGGACCGTCCCCATTCTGCTCTCTTACGAGAAGGTGACCTGAGCCGTGAGGGTCCATGTTCCCGTTGCCTTGGTGCCCAGGGCAGAGACCTTGCGGTTCAAGTTCTTGGTGCCGAGCAGGAAGCCCGAGCCTGATGCCGAGGTAGCACCGGCAGCGATGCTCCATTCCGCCCAGACGTAGTTCGCCTCTGCTGAGGTGAAGTCCGACTGGAAGGAAACCGTCTGCGAAGAGCGAGACGGGAAGGTGGCGTTCATCACCTTGTAGAAGTGGTTGGTCGCAGCCTGAAGATCCGTCTGCGTCGCCGCTTCTGCTGTGGAGGAGTCACCGACCCCGATGAAGGCGTTGGTGTTGCCCCATGCGTTCGCTGCCGTCTGATTCGTCAGAACGGTGGCGATCATGGTGAGGTCCTCCAGCTGAGCAATGCCCTCGTTGAGGAGCAGGTTGCCCTGTACCTCAGCGCACTCCTCAGGCTCTCCTACCAGCGCGCGTAGCGCGGCGGAGGAGAGGCCATGCTTGATCGGGATCAGCTGTGGGCGGACGAAGCTACCCACCGCCCCAAGCATGTGCGTGATGCCGAGACGATCGAGCTTCCGTCTTCCGAAGTCGACAGCCTCTTCGCTCCACTTCTCACAGACCCAGAGCGTTGTGCCCCTCGGTCCGACTTCGATCGCTTGAGCGTTCACTGTGCGACCTCCGATGCGATCACGCCATCAGCGTCGGCAATCTGACGATCTGAGATCTCGGCCAGAGCACGAAGCTTGGCGGGAACATCTGCCCCATCAGCCTCGAGCTCTTCGATGAGAGCTCTTGCCTCGGCTACGATCGTTGAGAGCGTGGGCTTGGCGATGTCCACAGGACGATGAGCGTGGTGCAGCGGAGCATCAGCATCTTCGCTGATTGAGCCCCACTTGATCATCTCGGCGATCTGCTCATCAGCCGAAATGGCCTGATCGCCTAGAAACTTTCTTGCGAGCTCTTCACTCTCTACGAACTTGCCGTAAGGGATCATCTGACCGGGCTCGAAACGCCCATCTTCGATGAACGGCAAGTTGATGTAGGTGAGAGCCTTGAGATCTTTCTCAGACACTCCACATCTCCTTTTGAAGGAGGAGGGGCCAGCCGCTTGCATACACGACTGGCCCCTCCACGCTTACCGTTCCCCTACTTGCCCTTGAGGTCTTCGATGCGCTTGTCGATCGCATCGGCGACACCCTTGCGGGGCTGGTTGTCGGAGGCGATGGCCTCTGCGTCGTAGAACTTCTCCAGCGTCTCGAGGTCCGCATCCTCCGGGATCAGAGACAGCGTCTTGTCGATGCTGAGTCTGTTCTCGACGATGTAGTCCGCGATCTCCTGGTCAGACGCAGAGGAGACGTCGAGGCTGCCTTCGCCCGCGACGGTCTCTTCGCCCAACTGAGCAGGACGCTCGCCAGCCATGACGCGATAGATGGTATCCGCTTCCGGACCGGCATACGTGCCTGCGTCGATCTGCTTGCGCTCGGCGTCCGTGTAGAACGCATCGAGCTCTTCACCCCGCTTGACGTACGCGGGGTTGGTGATGTCGACAACCTGCCCCTGGTGAGCGATGCGCTCCGTCAGGACAGCCTGTCCGTGCACCGGAGAGTCGACCTCTTCGAACCACGTGAAGAGGCGGACCTTGATGAGCTTCTCAGCCAAGTGACTCGCCTCCTTCCTAGGTCAGACCGGTGAACTTGAGGACCGCGAACGAGTTGTTCGCGTACATCAGCGGCCGAACAGACGACTGAACCCACGTCTGCTGCTTGCCGCTTGGGTCACGCCAGGTCTCGGTGCTGAGCGGCTGCTCGACACGCATCTCCCCGACCTGACCCTCTGCCAGCGCGTATGCCGTGCCGGCAGTGATGCGGTTGGTGACGAAGATGTCGATGTCGTAGCTGTCCAGCAGAGCACCGAGCTTGTCGCCGTAGATGCCCTCGAGGTTGAACATTTCCGCCGGGTTGAGCACCCAGAGGTTGTAGTCCATGTTCATCTCTTCCTGCTCGGCGACGAGATCCGCTTTCGCGAAGTCACGTGCCGGGAAGAGAGGCCAGTTGGACCCTGCTGCGTACGTGGTGTTCACGGAGCCCCACGAGACGCCGACCACGGACCGAGAGTTCGCCGTGATGAATGCCTCGAGGGTTTGAACGCCACGCTGGTTGATCTTGCGAACGATCGTGTTCGCCATCTGCCGCATCGCACGGACGAACTCGGAGACGTTGTTCCTGTCCCTCGCCTCGTCGGTGAAGCGGAACTTCGCGCCCCACTTCTCGACGGTTGCCGCG